GCTGTGCAGCATCTGTTATGTATTCTCGGGGAAAATGGAGCATTGACTCTATTTTGAGTGTTGAAAAGCATTATGAGAAATTTGTTGTGAATCCTGCGAGTTTTATTGATACATTTGTCGCAAGCTTGAAATTTATAACTGAAGTTGGAAAAAATGCTTATTTTGGAGATTTTTCCACTATTTTCTCGTCAAGAGCATCTATCGATGAGTGGTTTGCTGAGGTGGACATGTTGTACTTAGTGAGTGAACGTTATCAATTGTTGGATCAATTAGATAATGGGAAAGGAGGAAAGTTTTCCTATTATGAATATCATTCACGTTTCAAAGCTGCTCAGGCTGTATCTAAGAGTTTTTTGGATAAATGCGATACTGCTTCAGGTCGTGCGTCTATTCGCACATATGTGACAAAGTTGGCGAAAGCTCATGCTACTACCACGTGTAGTTCTGAACTTAATAAAGATCGTAAGGTCCCTTTTGGTATCTTGTTAGCTGGTCAGGCTGGAGTTGGGAAAACTTCAATAGAAACTATGTTGATTAAGTTTTATGCTGAACAGTTCCAATTACCCACAGGTGATGAATATAAGTACAATTTTCCTTTTGAATCCGAATTTATGGACGGATATAGTACAAGTATGTGGGCAATAATTATGGAAGATATTGCCCGTATGGATACCAAGAAGAGTGCACAGGGTGATAAGACTGTGAAGATTTTATTGGATATTTGTGCTTCCAATCCGTATATTGCTAATGCAGCTGCGCTTGAGGTTAAGGGTTTAATAGCTGTCCGTCCTCGGTTGGTCATTGCTACTTCCAATACTAAGCATTTGAATGCTCATTATGATTTGAATTGTCCTATGGCTGCTGCTAGACGTTTACGGTGGATCACTATTCCCACCGTTAAACCTGAGTTTGCTATGGTGGATGGTAGAATGGATTCGTCTAAAGTTCCTCCTGCTATTGAGGGAGAATTTCAGGACTTGTGGACATTTACTGTGCAGGAACCGATCGAAGTTGTTCGAGAGGGTTTCAAGGGAGAAGTGACCTATAACACTATTTTGGACAATGTAACTTTGAAAGAATATTTGGAGTTTATGGGTGCTAAGATGCTTGAATTTGATAAGGCTGAAAATAGTCGTTTGAAAAATGAGGGCTTGATGAAAAGCACTCCTTTTTGCAAGAGTAGTGTTATTAGGCTTCCAGTAAATATGTGTGGTTGTGATTCATGTATGGATATTAAACGTGCTGTTTCACACATTGGTCCTCGTCAAGTGGATTCTGCCTTAATCACATCCGATTTGGTGTATCCTGTTGGAGATTTATTGAGGTTTGAAGAACCACCAAAACCAGTATCAACCAACCCATTCGATTTTATGGATGATGAGAATGATGATGTAGATAACCATGATCCTTGTATTGGTGGAGAATTGTGTTATCCTAGAACTAGTGCATTAATGGCAGCTAAAACTTTGGCAGCTGTTAGTATGTTGCCGGGCAGTCAGGCTTTTTCATTTTCTGATTTTTCCAAAGTAGATTATTATATGATCACTTTAAATGCCTTGTTGAGCATTTGTGGTTTGATTTTTCTACATCGTGTGATTTTAATTTGTGTGGAGATTTATAGAATTTCCAGTCACAATAGTATAGTTCAGAGAACTAGTCAGGGAATATTTGGATTATTTCAACGGGTATATGCTGATTATGTTAGTGCTATTGTTTATGTTGCACGAACGCCTTTATGCTGTGTCAGCTTACTTGCTGATGTTGGTTGCTTTGTTGCAATGTTTACTGCGGCGTTTGTTACAAGAATAATTTCACGTGAAACGGCCCGAGCTGTACGTAATCGATTGGTGAATGCTTCACGCATGGAGAAAGCCATTTTGGCTTTATTGGCCTTGGGGGCTGCAGCGGCAATTCTTAAGACGTTTTTTGGTTCTACAGATCGTGCAACTATGCGGCCCGAGAGTTTTTCTTGGGAACCTAGTGCTGAACAGCCGTCTGGATTTTGTGCTCCTACTTCTAGTTTGTTCGAGCGTTATAATCCGTGGCATTCTGCAGCTGCTGATGTCATGAAATGTGGTCCACTGTCTCAAACTAGTCGTGGGAAGGGCGCCGATATTCAGGCAAAGAATGTTGCTGATAATACCATGCGCATGACATATATTGATTACACCCATAGGAATGGCCTGAGTTCTGTTGTGATTCCAGCTGCTGAGGATTATACGATACGTCTGTTAGGTATTAAGAATAATATCTTTGTGACTAACAAACATGCTTTGCCTATGAGTGCCCCTTTGCTTTCATTTAGAGCCAAGATTGAATATGGTTCTGGTGGGGCTTACTCGCAGGGAACACAGGTTTCAGTGACGTCTTCACAGATTTGGTGTCATCCTGATAAAGATTTAGCTTTTATTCAGTTGACTCCTGTTGCTAGTCTGCGTAATATATCGGGACTGTTTCCATTTATGGGACATACTGCACGAGCTTTCACTACTTTAATGTTGTGCGCTCCTGGGGGAACCGTCACATATAAAAGATACACGAAGGGTGTTACTTTAAAGAACGTTACTGGTCCTAATGGACCAGTTCCAGGTTGGTGTGGTTATCCAGATGTCCCCACAGAATGTGGTGATTGCGGATCTCCTATGTGGGATCATACAAATGCATCTGTTCTGGGGATACATTCGTTGGGTAGTGAATCGGGAAATTTTGGTTGCTCAGTTCCCATTTATCAAGAAGATCTAGATATGGCTTTTTTGAATTTAGATAAGAATATCAAGAGTGGTATAATGAGCGTAATTGATCCTGATTTGAAATTGAGTTTCCAGTCTTTGTATGCCGGTGTCATGAATTTGATACCTAAGTTTATGTCGATCATTCCTATTGATGATGATGGATTGTTGGACTTGAGACATCCTGACGGGAAAGATATTGAAGTTAAGGACGAGTTGCACCGTAAATGTGCGGCTCGAGATGAGTTTTATGATTTGAATCCCGCTTCAGGGACATACAATCCACCGGGTAGACTTAAGAGAATTGGAGAGGTTATAGTTAATCGTTCAAGTTATAAATCTAATGTTAGATCCACTCCTGTGCGTGAGAAGGCAGGTGAATTTGGATACACCACTGATAAGGTGGCTCCCATGTTGAACGGTTGGATACCTAAACGTAAAGCTTTAGATTCAATGACTCATCAGAAGGGTAACGTTGATACTAATGTGTTGAATATGATAGTCGTTGTATTTGCTGCAGAAGTTATTTCTGCTTTAGGTGGTGAAAAGATTCATGCTTATGACATGTATACTGCGGTTAATGGAGCTGCTGGAGTCACTTATGTTGATAAGATGAATTTTAATACAAGTATGGGTTTCCCTTGGCTTACAAAAAAGACCAAATTCTTAGAGGAGACACCTCCTCGGAATGGTCATTCTAGTGCATTTAAACCGAATGTGGATGTATTGGCTCGTTCGGAACGCGTTATGCAGCGATACAAAAATCGTTTGCGTGCTTCACCAATATTTAATTGCCAGCTCAAGGATGAACCTGTTTCTCCAGAGAAGGCACTTATAGGAAAGACGCGATTGTTCGTATGTTCACCTTTTGATTTTTCATTGGTGGTGCGTATGGCTTTGTTGCCTTTCATTCGTGTGGTCCAGAACAATCGTTATGTATTTGAATCAGGCCCAGGAACAATCTGTCAAGGCAGAGAATGGGGTGAGATGAAGGATTATCTTTGTGCTTTTGGTGAGCTCGGTTTGGGAGCGGGAGTAAGATGCGGTGAGCAAGCCTCCTGCAGTGAGGAGGAAGCCTGAAGCGTCTTTCGAAGCACCCAATTAGAAAAAGCTCTTGGTTTCCCGGAGCTGGGGCATCGCATTTATCATACGGGAGCCGTTGCAGGGTAATTGGTCAATCCGATAGTAGTTTGGCTGGTAG